GAACCAATTAACGTAATAAATTAAACATGAAAAAGATATTATTATTAATAGTTTTAGGATTTACCATAAGCGCATTTAGCCAGAATAAAGCTAAGTTGTTTATGGGTGCTAATAATGGTGGTGGTGCACCTTTAAGTGTACCCAATGAAGAAATTGTTTTTGGTACTGGAACTGGAACTACATCTGGTGTTACATCTAATACCGATGATTATACAATTAATGCCGAATTAAGTGGTGATACTTTAACATTTAATAGGTTATCTGGTGATACGTATTCAGTAATTTTAAACTGAATTATTAAAAAATAAACCCAATAATCCATAAATTTAATTTTCACCATATATATCAGTTGGTTTTTTACAAGTATCTCTGATAATTTTTTCAACAAAACCAAACATTTTTAAACCATTTTCTTCACAATAGTCTTTTAAAATTTTGTGCGTAGTTGGTGTTATTTTCAAATTTTTAGTCCTTTTCATGACTTCTGGATATTTTCGTTTGCTCTCACCATTTATATCAAAATTACCTAATCCACCAATTGTTTCATTAACTAAATTATCAAACCCAAAATATTTAATCCAATATTTTTCTTTTTCTTCCCATTCAGATATAGATACCGTTTCTAGAATTTTTAAACCAATTTCTTTATCTTCACGCACCATTTTATTTACCCAATTACATTTATGTGAATTAGTGGTATCGTTTTTGGATTCTAATATATGTGAAGTTTTTCGTCTAGTTGGGTCATCACTTTTACCAACATATTTAACTACATCACCATCCATTAATGCGTAAATATATATTTCCTTATTTTTTATCATACCACAAATATAAGGTTATTATTTAATAAATAAAGGGTTAGTATGACATTTTTCATACTTTTTTCATACTAAAAAAAAAAATTAAGGGATGTATTACATATATAATAAAATTTTTTGATAAATTTCTGCATATTTATTATAAAATAAGAATCACAAAAATAAAAATTTAATTTAAATGGCTGATAATAACAGAGTATTCGTAAGCCCTGGTGTTTACACTTCAGAGAAAGATTTATCATTTGTAACACGTAATGTTGGTGTTACTACCGCTGGTTTAGTTGGTGAAACTGCTAAAGGTCCAGCTTTCCAACCAATCTTCCTTTCTGACTTCTACGAATTTAAAGCATTTTTTGGTGGGACAAACCCAGCAAAATTTGCGGATACAGGATATCCAAAGTATGAATTACCATACATCGCAAAATCATACCTTTCAAGGTCTAACCAATTGTTTGTAACAAGAGTCTTAGGATTCTCAGGATATGACGCTGGACCAGCATGGGCAATAACTGCGGATAATAATCAAGTAATAGCTTTAATTAGAAGTAGAGCTGATTATGATGCTAACGAAATACTTAATTTTGAAGTTACTGGAACAACCGATTTAACTTTCGGTTCTTTAACTGGTGCTGAAGTTGATGCAAAAGCTGATTTCCAATTAACTGGAACGACTGCACTTGGAGTAACATTTAATTATAATGTTTCTTTCGATTCATCTAAGAAAAATTACCTTCCAAGAGTTATTGGAACATCTGCTTTAGATGGTCAAGCACCAATCTATGTAGAAGAAATTTTTGGTAATATGTTAGATAATCAAGTTATTTCTTCAGGAATTACAGGTATCGAATTATCTGGACTTACTGAATTTGCAAGTGAATTTGAAGATTATCAAACTGAATACTTACCAGCGGTGACACCATGGATAGTATCAGAGGTAAATGGTAATATAATTAAAAAATTATTCAGACTTATAACTATTTCTGATGGTAATTCAGCCAACTCTGAATTTAAAATTTCAATTGAAAATGTAAAACCTGATGCGAGAGAATTCGACATCAGAGTTAGAGCATTTAATGACCTTGATGCATCTCCAGTAACTCTTGAGAGATTTGCAAGATGTACAATGGACCCAACTTCTGACAACTTCGTTGCAAGAAGAATCGGTACATTAGATGGTTTTTACGCTTCTAATTCAAATTATGTTCTATTAGAGCTTGATACTGATGAAGATACATCAGCTTCATTCCCAGCTGGTTTCACTGGCGTACCAACAAGAGTATATGGAGCGGTTGATGCACCATCAATTGAATATAACCAATCATACTCACAATTTTCAAAAGTTAGAAAAATCTACTTAGGTCTTTCTGATACTGTAGGAATCGATAATGATTTCTTCAAATTTAAAGGTGCTGATGCAAGTGTAACATCTGGAATCACAAATGGTTTCCACATGGATATCGAAGCTTCAGGTGCAACATTAGACGGATATACATTCGTTAATGGTGATTCTCAATTCCAAACAGACGCACAATTAGACTTATCTGAAAATAGCTACAACAAGATTTACTCACGTAAATTCACATTAGCACCTTACGGTGGTTTTGATGGTTGGGATGTTTACAGACAAAGTAGAACAAATACAGACACATACACAGTAGGTGGTACTAAAAGTATTGCAGCATTAGCAAGTGGTACCTTTGATAGCAAAGTTACTAGTGATGGTGAATTAGGTACAACGGCTGATTATTATGCTTATAGAGAAGCTATCAGAACGTTTAATAACCCTGAAGCTACTAACATTAACGTATTTGCAACACCAGGTATTGATACATTAAATAACACTAATCTTATTGAAGAAACTGTTGATATGATTGAGCTTGAAAGAAGTGATTCAATTTACATCTCAACAACTCCTGATTTTGAAAATGGAAGTGTGATAGATGTTGACGATGTTGTTGATAGATTAGAAAACACTGGTATTGATAGTAATTATACTGCAACATACTGGCCATGGGTACAAGTTAATGATACTGATAATAACGTATTATTATACTTACCACCAACCAGAGATGTACTTAGAAACATTGCTTTAACTGATAACGTATCATTCCCATGGTTCGCAGTAGCTGGTGTTCAAAGAGGTGTAGTTAACGCTATTAAAGCAAGAAAAAAATTAACTCTAGAAGAAAGAGATACATTATACGAAGGTAGAATTAATCCAATTGCTACATTCGCATCAGAAGGTATCGTAATCTTTGGTAATAAGAACTTACAAGTTAAAGAGACTGCTCTTAACAGACTTAATGTAAGAAGATTATTATTACAAGCTAGAAAATTAATCTCAGCTGTATCAATCAGATTATTATTCGAACAAAACGATGAAGTAGTAAGAAATCAGTTCAAGTCATTGGTTAACCCAATCCTTGAAAATATCAGAAGTGAAAGAGGACTTACAGACTTTAGAGTTGAAGTAGATAATACTCCAGAAGCAATTGATAGAAACGAACTTAATGGTAGAATCTTTATTAAACCAACAAGAGCGTTAGAATTTATAACTGTAGAATTCGTAGTGATGAACACTGGTGCATCATTCGATGATGTATAAAATAAAATAATATGTGGGGAAATTTTTTCCCCGCATATTTATTATTAAATAAACAAATTAAAAATATTAAAATATAAGAATTATGAGTGATTTATTAATGAAAATGCCTGTTCCTTACGAACCGTTAAAAAAGAATAGATGGTTAATGAGATTCCCAGCGGAATTAGGTATCCAACAATGGTGGTTACAATCTGCATCACGTCCATCAATTGAGCAAAATGAAGTTGAGATTCCTTTCTTAAACACTTCAACTTGGGTAATTGGTAGATTTACTTGGTCAACTATTGACGTAGTATTTAGAGATGCTATCGGACCTTCAACATCACAAGCTATTATGGAATGGGTAAGACTACAATCTGAATCTGTTACAGGTAGACAAGGTTATGCTGCTGGTTATAAAAAAGATATTGAATTAGAGATGTTAGACCCAACTGGTGTTGTTGTACAAAAATGGCAATTACAAGGGACTATGTTAACTAATGTAGGTTTTGGTGATTTAGATATGTCAGATGACGGCATCGCTGATATTACCGCTACACTTAGATTTGATAGGGCGATACTCATTTTCTGATTTTATATCATATTGATTATCAGTTATTTAATAATTAAATAATAAAATAGCTGTATCGAAAGTTAAACTTCCTTTACTTTTATACTATTTATTAGTATATTAAGGTAAAGGAATTTTTTATGGAACAATTTAAATGTAAAGAGTGTGAACGAGAATTTAAAACTTTAGATTCATTAAGAAGACACCGTAGTCAAAAACATAACATTAATTCAAAGGAGAGTTATATAGATTATAAATTAAATGGTAAAAGACCAACCTGTAAATGCGGTTGTGGTGATGAAACTAACTTCTTATCATTCAAAAAGGGATTTACAAATTATATAAGAGGTCATGCTTCACGAATTAATAATAATTGGGGTCATAACCCTAAAGCTTTAGAAAAGTCTCATGAAACACAAAAATTAATGCATGATTCTGGTAAATTAAAAATGTGGAATGATGGTTTATCTATTAATGACCCAAGAGTTAGAGATAATATAGATAAAGTAATGGCTAATCCAAATAGAAGTAAAAGGATTTCAGACGCATTACATGGTGTCCCTAAAAGTGAAGAACATAAAAAGAATTTATCAATTGCGCAAATTAAGTCATGGGATAATCAAGAAAAAAGGGATAGACAAAGATTTAATAGATTAAAATATTTTAGAACTTCACAATCTAGAAAACGTTCAAAACTAGAACAATTTTTTGATGACTTATTAGTTAATATGAATTTTAATTTTGAAGCTTCATATAGTGTTGATGGATACTTGTATGATTTTTATCTTAAAGACTATAACACTTTAATAGAAGTTGATGGTGATTGGTATCATTTCAATAATAAAGTTCATTCATTACCACTATCACCGATTCAGGAGAACACAATTAAAAACGATAAAAAGAAAAATAAAGTAGCTAAAGACAATAATATCACTCTTCTTAGGTTTTGGGAGTATGATATTAAAAATAATTTAGATAGTGTTATTTCCAAATTAAAAGAATATTTATGATTTATAACATATTTATAATAAACTAAAGTTATGAGAAGACAAGACAAATTAAAAAATATACATAGACTTAATGAAAAATTAAATGAAAGTTTATCACTTAAACATGGGAATAATAATGTTAATGATATAACAGCTGATGTTGAAGAACAGTTTAATAAATTATTATCACAGGCTTATGATTATTTCGATACACAAATTAAATTTAAAAGTGAGGAAGAAATGTTAGGTTTTATGAGAAAAGTATTCACTGAAACGCTAGATGGTTATTTATCTAAATATAAAGATACTATGACTTATGACCAACACGATGGTGAAAGACATGGTTATTAAAAAAAAAAACGGTTTAGGACCGCTTATAGCTCACGGCTATCCAAAATCACTTAAGTATCGCTACCTAGGTGTTTTTTTTTTATATTTATATTAAAAGATTATGAAAATACCAATTATAAAATATAACGATACAATTTTAAAATTTATAAATCCCTTTATCCCAATTATTGGAATAGGTATATTCCCATTTATTATTCTTAAAGAAAGATTTAAAAAGGAATATTATGAAAGTATAAAA